GCAATCCTGATGGAGGTAATAAGGGAAAGAAAATGAAAACACTAGCCGCTGAGTTATTAGCTGGTATGTCTGATGAAGAAAAGGCTAAGTGGCTTAAAACTCAATCACCTGATTTTGTATGGCGTATGGCTGAAGGAAATCCTGCCAATAATTTAGAATTAGGCGGCGAAGTTACAACTAAAGTAGTTTCAATAGATGAATAACGTATGGGGAACAAAGTTCTGTTTAAACTGTGAGATTTGGTACAACTCAAAATCATCTAAGAAATGTCCTCTTTGTAAACCAAAGTTTGAACATAAATACATGATAGGCAAACAAATCCACAATCATTTAAAAAGTTATATCAACTCAATGAAAGGTTTGGGTCAAAAGATGCCACCCGGAAAGGGGTGGTCTATAAAAACAGATAACCACAAATGAGTGATGAAGTTATCAAATTTAGTACCTTAACTTCTTTCTTTCCAAAGCAAACAGAAGCATTAGAAGCGTCAAAGCGTTTTAAATTTGTATTATTTGGAGGTTCAGTAGGTTCAGGTAAATCCTATTGGCTTAGATGGTCATGTCTATACTGGCTGATTAAATATCACGCTAAATATAAATTAAAAGGTATCAGAGCTGGTCTATTCTGCGAGGACTATGTGGCCTTGAATGACAGACATCTCACTAAAGTAAAGTTTGAGTTTCCTGAGTGGTTAGGGACTTACAATCAACAGAAGCACGAGTTTACCTTAAAGCCTGAATATGGGAGTGGCATATTGGCTTTTAGAAACTTAGCTGAGCCAGAGAACTATCTATCTGTTGAATTTGCGGTCATAGCAGTAGATGAAATCAATCGTAATCCCAAAAGCACTTTTGATATGTTGCGTTCCCGACATCGATGGCCTGGAATTAAAGATGTTAAATTCTTATCAGGTTGTAATCCTTTAGGTGAAGCTTGGGTCAAGAATATGTGGGTTAAGAGATTGTTTCCACCAAATGAAAAGGAGCAATATGAGTTTGTATATGTTCCGGCTCTACCAACAGATAATCCACATTTACCAGTTGAATACTACAAATCCCTTGAGTCTTTGCCAGAGAATCAACGTAGAGCCTATTTAGAGGGCAACTGGGATGCTTTTGACGAAGGCATGGATGAGAAAGGATATATCCGTTTAGTAAGTGATAGAGAAGTTCAAGCGAGTCTGTCAAATGAAACCGAACATTCAGGATTTATTATAGGAGGTATTGATCCGGCCGCCGGTGGAGATAACTCAGCCATCGTGATACGCTCGGCTCATTTAGCCGAAGTAGTATTCAATCAGAAACTTCAAAACACAATGGACTTAGTAAGCAAGGTTATAGATATAAACCGAGAATACAGAGTTGATATGTGGGTTGTTGATAAGACAGGTGTAGGCCAAGGAGTCTTCGATAGGCTTCGAGATATGGATTATAATGTCCGAGGAGTGGCTTTTAGTGAAAAGAGTGAGGATCAACAATATAGCAACCTAAAGTCAGAATGGCATTTTAAATTAAGGAAGTGGGTCATTGGAGGAGGCAAGCTCAAACAAGATTATGGCTGGAATGAGTTGGAGGTTGTGAAGTACAAGAACAAGGACGGCAAAATAGTAATTCAACCCAAAGAGGATTTATTTAGAGATAGTATCGCTTCACCGAATGTAGTTGATGCCGCAGTTCTAACAATGGCAGTCAGCGACCAAACAGTTAAGAGTTCAAGGATTATGAAACAAATGGGCGGAAGAGAATTCTTTGACCAGACAAGTCGTATTTGGAAAAACGAATAAATGGCAAGACCTAAGAAGATAATAACTGAATATAAAGTATGTGAGACTTGTAGATTAGAATTCTTTAGACCTATCAAGTTTTCTAGCATACAGTGGGCTAAAACACGATTTTGTAATAAAAAATGTTCTAGTGTTTGGCTTTCAAAGATTAAAAGGGGGATTAGTGCGATATGGAATATAGGAAGGAAACATACCCAAGAACAAATAGAAAAGAATAGATTGGCCCATATAAAGCCAAATGCAGTTAGAAGACAAAAGGGTTATTATGCCATTAAGTCACTAGAAAGATATGCAAGATTAAAAGGTGCTATCGGTAGTTTTAGCTTAGAAGAGTGGAATGAGTTAAAATGTGAGCATAATTTTAGATGCGTATACTGTGGGAAACCAGAGAAGGAAACTAAACTAACCAAAGACCACATAATACCAATTACGAAGGGCGGTACTAACTTTATAAGTAATATTCAACCGCTTTGTCAGAGTTGTAATTCTAGTAAGGGTAATAGATTATATTCGTAGACATATGGCGAAACACACCGTAGATAAACAAGTCGTAGATATAAAAGGACTCGAAGACCTTAAACCAGGTACAGGTGTTCAGGTTGACAAAGACACAAAGTATGAGTATGGAAGCCAACTAGAAACCGAGGGAGTTCCATTGATTGACCCTGGTGGCGGGCCAGTGAATGTAATACGAGTTTTCACCTTTAAAATGAATCCAGAGAAAAAAGACTTTACTAACAAACAAGCAGTATTCTCTGCTCATGCTAAACAAATCGAAACTATCTTGTGGGGAGATGGATTAAGGCCACTTGAAAACGTCCCTCCACGTGTTATACTTAATAGTAAGCAGGGTTCTTATCAAATCTTTGTTCCATGCGGAGCGGCTAAAGGAGTTATCTTTAGTGAGAAAGATAGAAACCCCGAATTACTACATAAGCAACTTAATAGGACACTTGATCCCAAACATAGTTGACATCATTAGCTGAAATTCGTTCAAAATATGAGGAGTCGTTTGAATTCTTACAAGCTCGTAAAAGACGACAAGTCTCACAGTTGGTTCTTTTAAATAATCTAAACCGAGGCGATCAAAACATATCCTCGACACTTTTAATTACACTTTTTAACAGAATAATGTCATCTCTCTATGATGATAAGATGCAAGTTAAGTTTCTTCCATCCCAAGGTATTCTCCAAGACCAACTCAATTCATACAATGTCTTGGCCCAATCAGATTATATGGAAATGGGTAAAGCTAAGTTAGATTATGATTGGACATGGGATTCATTATTCTTCGGTCAAGGGTATTTAGAGACCCTACGATTTAATAAAAAGAGGAAAATAATGGAGCCTTCGGTTATTAATCCCCTGGCCTTTGGATATGATCCTTACTTCGATGAAGTCCAAGATTGGCGATATTACTGGAAATGGGTAACCAAGACTAAATGGGAACTAGAGAAACTCATCAAAGCTAAAGTTATTACTGGAATCAAAGACACAACCGAAATTACATCAGGAGTAGATACTTACTTATGGGATTATAAGATAAAACGTGATGCTGCCAAGAAAGGAACGGCCATGTCAACTGACACCAAGGCCGGAGATGTGTTTCAGATACTGGAGTTCTATGGATATGATGACAAAGGCAATAAGACTGTTTGGTGGATAGATAAGGACTTCACTAAAGAGTTATTCAAGGAGAAACTAGACTTACAAGACGGAGAGCAAATAGTAGCACCCAATGGCACAATTATAGACACTGGCTCTAAATGGCCCATTGTTGTCAAGCAAGCCTTCAGAGAACCACATTCATCAATTCAGTTCTCGATAGCAGACTTACTAGAAGACAAACATCGAGCTAAGTCTGTTCTACTAAACCTTGCTTATATCGCCGCTAAAGACCGAGCTAATCCTCTATACCTCTACAATCCTGACAAAGTTAAAGACGTAACTCAATTATTCAATCGGCAGATAGCCCAACACATTCCGGTTGAAGACGTGGACACATCGATAGCTCTGCTTAATAAGGATAATCCGATGGATGCCGGACTTCTGAACTTTATCTCAATTCTGACCACTGAGGCTAACGAACCAGTCGGAACTGGCACAGTAGCCCAACCAGAAGCCCGTAAGCTCTCAAATACGGCTACAGAAGCGGCCATAGACCAACAGTTGAATGATATGGCTCAGTCCTTACAGTCGAAAGTAATGCAGTTCGGAGAAAGTGAATTTTGGAGTCATTGGTTCCACAGATACAAGAAGCATGGAAAGGAACTAGGGTCGAAGATGGCCAATATCGTAGGAGTTAAAGGAGTCAAGACCGAAGAAGTCAAGATGTCTGACTTTGAGACTGACTTCCCACCCGGAGTTTTAGTGTATTCAGCTAAAGAAGCAGAGTATAAAGAGTTAGTTTTAAGAAGAGATTTAATACAGCTTTATCCACAGCTTGTTCCGACACTAGGCCCAGAAGGAATGAGGAACTTTAATAAGCACATATTCTTCCCTAAGTTCTTGCAAGACCCGTCATTGATTGATGTGATGTTTCCTGAAACTTTGGATGAGTTGCGAGCTCAAGAAGAAAATGATATGCTTAAAGAGAACAAGTATCCGCCAGTGTCTCAAACAGACGATCATCTGACCCATATCTATATGCACCAGATGGTTCAGCCAAAGACTTTAGCCGTATGGTTTCATATCGCAGAACATCAAGAATATGCAGCTGGAGCAAAATATGATATGATGGTACAAGGGGGAATGATTGGACAGCCAGGTCAACCCCAACAAACTCCTAAGAGTAATTCAACAAATAATAAACAGCGTTCATCTCCTTTGGAAGCGGCCTCACCGCTAAAACAAGAGATGTCAACGTCAATGCAATGAGATACATATATCCCGCAACACCACAAGGTCAGCTAGGCGAAGTAAAAGTCGGTTATGCACCAGCTAAGGTCGCTTTAGAAAGCAACAATGATGAAAATGCTTCAGTATCTTCAGTTTTAGCTTTCACTCACGATACGACTGAAATTGAAGTTACTGCTGTCGGTCAAGGAGTGGCTGGTCGGTGGGCAGCTAATCAAGCCACTAGTGTCGTAACAGCTACCGGAGCTGGAGCCAACTTTGACTTTATCATCCCATCAGGTGAGACTAGAAGATTTGTACTTCCCATAGAAACTTACGACCAAACAAGCGGTAGTGTCATGGGAGTTAATAGAAAATTAGGTTTATTCCAGGCCGTAGCCTTCAAAACCCTTGCAGGAACCGGCAGTGTATTAACCTCAGAATTCTAATGAAAAATACAAAAGCAGAAGTAAAATTAGAAGTTGTAAATCCAACAATAGTAAAGATTGGAAGAGAGGAAGCATTTATAGCAGAAGAAGAACCCAAAAAATTAAATAAATTAGATTTAACCTTTAATCAGGAAGACTTAAACAAGCTGAGAGATAAAGTAAACGAGATAGTAGACAGATTAAACAATTAAATAGCCTTAAAAAGCAAAATCCTTGACACCTTGGGAAGGTTAGCTAGCTTCCCAATAGATTTTTGTCAAGGAGAATCTATTGGGCAGTGAACCGACCTTCTAAAGGGTCGGTTTTGCTATAAAGGGGTCGAATAATAAACCAATTAAATAAATAAAAATATGTCAATCAGGCTCCCATTAAAAATAGTATTAGATGTAAATAACAGCACGGTAAATGCCACTGGCCCAGCTTCAACCGCTGGAGGTGTTGCTAATGAATTTACACTTCCACAAGATGTTGACGGAGTTGTGGTTAAATTTACCGCTTCAATCTTAGCAGGTGGTGCTTCAGCAGTTCTTCAGACAACTGATGACGGAGGTTCAACTTGGTATGATGTCGGTAGAACCAGTATCGTATCGAACGCCAATAACGCTGTTTCAGCAGAGTGGTTAAGTGTTCCTGTTGTCGGATTCGGTTACAGAGGTGGAAATATAATTGCCAGCACTGTTGCCACAGGTTCAGTTATCTTAGTCACAAGTAGTGTTTTGAACACTATCGGGGCCGCAGGTGCTTCAACCCTAGGCTCACACAGTTACTCAGGTATGCCGATCATGTCCCAGAGAGGACGAGTATTCCTTAGATACACGGCCGCCGTTACGTCTATTCTCAATGAACGTGTCCGAGTGTATGCCCAGTCTCAATCAGGTTCTCGCTAATGAACAACTCTAATCACAAATTAGAAGAAAAAGAAGATAGTCGACTATCTTTTCTCCAAGATAAACAAGGAGAATTAGCTCAACTCATTGAAGCAATCAATCGAGTTGAGGCCAATGAAGATTGGCGAAAACTGAAAGAGTTATTACTGGACGGAGTAGTTGAAAAACTCGAACGCCAGTTGAAAGATGAAGCCAAGAAAGATGAAGTAAGTTTACCCAAACTCTACAGACTTCAAGGACAGATAGAATGGGCAAAGAAGTACACTAATCTCAAAAAGATATCAGATGATAAGAGATTAGAAATAGAAAACATTAAAAAACAAATATATGAATCCAACCCAAGGGACGGAGCCCTATAATGCTCCAGTGCAAAAGACTATAGAACGCCAGGGTGCCAGTACAGAACCTTATACGAGACGACTTCCCGAAATTCGGGGAGGCGTATGTGAGTTTTGTGGAATCTTGGACAAAAATATTCCTGCACAATTTCAGTACCAACTATGTCCTCATTTTAGAGGCATGGGCGAAATGAGATGTTCATACTGTGACGAGAATAGAAACCCCACAGATGTCGTTCTCAAATCAATATTGAATATCCACGAACATCCCGACAACCCTAATAAGTTAGTGGTTGTCTGCAACTCGTATGAATGCTCGGATAAGCATATAAAGCGATTCCGAGTAAATCGTTAATCAACCCAATCAACTGATTAACTGTAAAAAAGATTAAATCGTTACTTGAGATTCGTCTCTCATTTAACTGTAAACTATGACTGATGAAAATAACAACCTTGATTTAGAATCATTGGATAATGATATTGAGCAGAATAATAAAATAGAAAAAAGAATTAAAGACCTCTCTGAAAAAGTTAGACTTACTTCAGAGGAACGCGACGCTGGAAAGCAAAAATTAGAGGAATTTACCTCTAAGACCAACGAACTCCAAAGGGAAAGAGACTTTTATGCCAGCTTCTCAGATGTTGTATCCACAAACCCTGCGGCCAAAGACCACAAGGATGACATCTTAGCGAAAGTTAAGGGAGGATACAGTGTTGAAGATGCTACATTCGCTGTCTTGGGTAAAGCCGGGAAACTAGGCCAGCCTCAGCCAGTAGTCGAAAGCCCCATCGGAGGTTCAGCCGCCGTT